GATATCCTAAAAGTTAATGAAGAATATGTAAAAGTTGAGGGTATTGGTATTGGAACAACATCCCTTGGTCCAATTACTGGAGTAGGAAACTTCAATCTGGTAAAAGTTGAAAGAGGATTCGTAGGATCTTCGGCAACTGATCACACTGACGGTGATAATGCTAGAGTTTATATTGGATCATATAATATCGTCAAGAGCAAGATTCACTTCTCAGAACCACCAAGAGGTGATCTTGGACAGTTGATTGGTTTAGACAACCTGACTAAGACTAAATCTTCATTTGGTGGAAGAGTTTATCTGAGACAAAATTATGATACTAACCAGGTATTTGATAATATATCCAAATCATTTACTGGTATTGGTCAAACATATACAGTAACTGTTGGTGGAATCAATACCACAGGAATTGAGACTGGAAGTGGAGTTCTGTTCATTAATGACATATTCCAAACTCCAACAACTGATAACAACGTTGGAAACAACTATGACTTTATCCAGGGATCTGCAGGAATCTCTAGCGTCGTATTTACTGGAATTACGTCATCTAATGCACAATTGATTCTTTCTGAAACTGACATTAATAAGAATCAATTACCAAGAGGTGGAGTTATTGTTTCACTTGGTTCGACTTCAGGTCTTGGATTTGCTCCTCTTGTAGGTGCTGCTGTTACAGCAGTTGTGTCTGGTGGTGCAATTCAATCAGTTGGTTTAGGATCAACAGATATTCATGGATCTGGTTATCGTGGAACAGTTGCTATTGCTATCACAGAATATGGTGGATCGCCAGGAAGTGGTGCAAATGTTACTGCTACTGTTGGTGCTGGTGGTACTCTGATCTTCACAGTTGCATCTGGAGGATCTGGATATACAAATCCAATTGTTAGCATTCCTTCACCATCATATGAAAATCTACCAATTATTGGTGTTTCTCGCCGTGGAATTGGACCTACAACAGATACTGGAGAAGGTTTACTGCTAACTGTTGATGTTGGTCCAGTATCTACTACTGGAATAGGTTCAACACTATTTGAAGTTTCATCCTTCAAAATTTCTAGACCTGGTTATGCATTTAAACCTGGTGATAAATTTAAACCAGTTGGATTGGTTACAGACGCTGGTTTGGCAGCACCACTTGCAGATTTTGAACTTGAAGTTCTCGATACTTTCTCTGACTCTTTTGCTTCCTGGACGTTTGGTGAGTTGGACTTCATTGATCCTATTGCGTCACTGCAAAATGGATCAAGAACTCGATTCCCACTCTATTATCAAGGGGAACTTTTAAGTTTTGAAGTTGGTGATGGGGACGCTGAAATTGACCTGAATGCTGTTCTTCTGATCTTTGTTAATGGTGTTGTTCAGGAACCAGGATCACATTACAACTTCTCTGGTGGCACATCGTTTACATTCACCGATGCACCTAAGGCAGAGGATCAAATTTCCATCTTCTTCTATAGAGGAACTCGTGGAACCGATAGCTTCTCAGTTGAAATCATCGAAACAATCAAAGAGGGTGATGAACTGCAACTTATCAAATATGGTGGAGTAGACGCACAACAACCAAGAACTATTGTTGGTATTGTTACTTCCGACTTACTTGAGACTAACCTTTATAGTGGAATTGGAGTTAGTGATACGACTGCAAGACCATTTAACTGGATCAAGCAAAAAGTTGATAAGTTTATTAACAATGATTTTGTTTATAAGTCTAGACCATCTATCGAACCACTTGTTTATCCAACAGCAAGAATTATTGGTGACCTCACATCATCATCTGGAGAAATCTTCGTTGATGATGCACAGTTCTTCAACTATGAGGAAAATGAATCTTCAATCGTTATTAGCAGTGTAGACGCATTAATTATCAATCAAGGTGCTGCTGATCCAGTTGCTGCAGCAATCACCGCAACGGTTTCTGCTGCTGGAACAATCAGCGCATTGACAATCACTGATGGTGGGTCTGGTTATGTTGGAACTGCTATTACCGTTTCCATCGCAGCGCCAAAACTGGTTGGAGTTGGAGTTGGAACTACTGCTTCTGCAACAATTCCTGTTTCTAACGGATCTTTAAGTGGAACTGCTAATATCATAAATCCTGGATTTGGATACACATATACCAATGCACCTAAGGTCTTAGCACCAACAAACAATGTTTCATATGAAAATGTAACTTCTATTGATATTGTACAAGGTGGTAGTGGAATTGTAACTGGTATCACAACAGTTGCTGGAAGTGGTGGAACTGGTACTTTGGGTCTTAAGTTCTTCCTGAATGCCTCCAATGCTTCAGAATATAGTAACATCAACAACGGTTATCCTATCTTGATCGTAGACACGATAGTTGGATCAGGTGTAACTTCAGTTGATGGTCCAGATTCTGCTGTTGTTGGAATTGGCACAACATTTGTTGATAACGTTTATATTGTTAGGTCGTTCTCTTCAGCAGCAGCAAATGCAGAGTTTGTGGCTGACATTCTTTCAACTACAGCGTCCACAACAGAAATACCTGCAACAGGATTTGTTACTTGTGGAAGATTCTCTTGGGGTCGTCTCGCTGGAATTTCTAGATCTTCCTCGCCAATTTCAATTGGTGTAACTGGATTAACTTTCTCAGGACTTAGCACCTATCCAACAATCCAAAGAAGATCCTTTGGACATAGAGATACTGGTGCCCTTAGAAACGATCTAGGATAAGTTATAAATATAGAAAAAAGCTAGCACGATGGCGGCAATTGTAACAGATCAGTTTAGAATATTAAATGCGGGAAATTTTGTAGATTCCGTCACCAATACTTCTAATTCATATTATGTTTTTGTAGGACTAGCAAACCCAACTGCCAGTGGATTTGGCAAGTCTTCCTCATGGGATACTGATACTCCAAATCCAATTGATAATTTTGATTATCAGGGTTTTGTTGGCGACAACATGTCCTTTGGTAAAAAAATAACCTCTTCAAATGTTAGAAGGGTTGTTAGAAGAATTGATTGGACAAGAGGAACTCGTTATGAGATGTACAGGCATGATTATAGTATAAACAACTTGTCACCAATCACAAAGTCCGCAAGACTTTATGATTCAAACTATTATGTAATGAATAGTGAGTACAAGGTTTATATTTGTGTTGACAATGGATCATCTGGAATTTCTACAACTGGAAATGCATCACTGGATGAACCAACTTTCACTGATTTGGAACCATCAAGTGCTGGAGTGAGTGGAGATGGATATGTTTGGAAATATCTTTTTACAGTAACACCTAGTGACATTATAAAATTTGACTCTACAGAATATATTACTGTTCCAAATGATTGGTCAACGTCAACAAACGCACAAATATCTGCTGTTAGAGATAATGGCGATTCATCTGTAAATGAAAATCAAATAAAGAAAATTTATATTGATAACAGAGGACTTGGGTATTCACAAGGAACACACGAAGTTGATATTTTAGGTGATGGTAGTGGTGGAAAAGCAGTTCTCGATGTTGATAGTAGTGGAAGAATAACTAGCGCAGCAGTTTCTTCAGGTGGAAAAGATTACAGCTTTGGAATTGTTGATCTGGGATCTATTAACTCAAACTCCACAACTAAAGCAAAACTTATTCCAATCATACCACCTTCAAAAGGACATGGGTATGATATCTACAGAGAACTTGGCGCTGAACGTGTCTTGTTATATGCAAGATTTGACGACTCTACCAAAGATTTTCCAGTAGACACAACAATTGCACAAATTGGAGTTGTAAAAAATCCAACGTCTGTTGGTTCAACATCAGTTTTTACTGATAATCAGTATTCATCTCTGGGTGCAATTAAGTTCTCTTCAACGACTGGAACTCTTGCCATTGGTGATGCAATCAAACAGACAGTTACTGGTGGTGTTGCAAAAGGATATGTGTTCTCATATGACACTGAGACAAAAGTTTTGAAATATGTTCAAGATAGATCATCATTCTTAAATCAGACTACTTTTGATCAAACTGATTATGTTGGAGTTTCAACTTCAGCAAAAGTTTATGAGTTTGCATCAAATGCAAATGCTGTAACTAGTACTGGTGGATTCTCTGGATCTGTTGATACTGGATTTACTGGTGTTTCTACAAATCCAACAGGATCAAAAATTATTGCACTTGGAGTCCAATTTACAAATGGAGTTGCTACTCCTGAGATAAATAAAGGATCGGGGGACATTATCTACATCGATAATAGACCTGCTATTTCGAGAAATTCTAGACAAAAAGAAGACGTTAAAATTATCCTGGAATTCTAAAAAATGCCACAGAAAACGAACCTCAATATAAGCCCTTATTTTGACGATTTTGATAAGGACGATAATTTTTATAGGGTCTTATTTAAACCAGGATTTCCTGTTCAAGCAAGAGAATTAACGACTTTGCAGTCAATGCTGCAAAATCAAATCGAGTCTTTCGGAAGTCATATATTCAAAGAGGGATCCATGGTGATCCCTGGAAACATTAACTATGATGGCGAATATACTTGTATCAAGATAAACACAGACCATCTTGGTATTGATATCATTAACTATGCTGATCAACTTGTAGGAAAAAGACTCAGAGGTCAAACCTCTGGGGTAGTAGCATCAGTAGACAAATATTTGGATATTTCCCCAGCAGAGGGAGTCACAGAATTTACACTTTTTGTAAGATATCATCAAGCAGGAACATCCGAAGAGGTGTCAACATTCTCTGACGGTGAGGTATTAATTACCGAAGAAAGTTTTGCTTACGGAAATACTAACATAAATGCCGGTGATACTGTAACAACTGTTGTTTCAGAGAATGCATCAGCAATAGGAAGCAATGTATCTATTGGAAACGGCGTTTACTTTATTAGGGGTACTTTTGTAGATGTTGCAGAGGATAAGTTAGTTCTTGATCCATATGCAAATACACCATCTTATAGAGTTGGTCTCAATATTTCAGAAGAACTGATAACAGCAAAGGATGATTCATCCTTATATGATAATGCTAAAGGTTTTTCAAACTTTGCCGCACCAGGTGCAGATAGATTAAAAATATCTACTACTCTTACTAAAAAATTATTAACAGATTTTGATGATAAAAACTTTGTAGAACTTTTAAGGATTGAAAATGGAGAGATCAAGAAGCTCCAAAATACTTCCGTCTACAGTATAATCAAGGATTATTTTGCTAAGAGAACCTATGAAGAGTCTGGAGACTACTCACTAGGTAATTTTGGTGTACAAATTGCAGAATCTCTCAACAATAGATTATCTAATGATGGGGTTTATTTTGAAGGTCAAGTAACAGATCAACTGAATACTCCTTCAGAAGATTTACTTGCCGTAAAAGTTTCTCCAGGAAAAGCATACGTTAGAGGATTTGACGTTGAAACGGTATCCACAACTGTTCTCGATGTGGAAAAACCAAGGGATACTAGAACGGTCAACAATTCGTTAGTTCCTTTTGAATTTGGAACATTATTCAAAGTTAATTTTGCTGCTGGAACTCCCTTTATTGGAGTAAATAATAACTCAAACACAGTTGAACTTTACAACAGAAGAAAGGCAACTCAGTTTGCAAGTGCAGGATCTGGAACAAAAATTGGTGAAGCAAGAATATATGCTTACAACCTGACCGATGCACCCTATGTAGATAATACTTCAGAATTTGATTTGTATTTGTTTGATGTACAAACATATACTGAAATCGTTGTTAATGAATCTCTGAATTCAACACAATGCCCAGCAACATCTTTTGTTGAAGGTGTAAGTAGCGGAGCATCTGGATTTGTTGTCACTGCAGCATCCAGCGCAACAATTATGCTGACTCAAACGTCAGGAACTTTTATTGCTGGTGAGCAGTTAAGAATCAATGGAACTACTGAGGTTTCAAGATCAGTTAGAACTGTAAAAACTTTTGGAATTCAAGATGTAAAGTCAGTATATCAAGATTCCACTAGTGTAAGTTCAGAATTAAAATCAGATTTTTCTGGGGATTTGGTCTTACAGAAGAAAACAGCAACTAATTTTAGTCTTACTGACACAATTACAATTAGCACCGCTGGTATTGCAACAGTTCCTGGTAAGAATTTTGTTGGCATCAAGAGTGATGCAATCATTAGATATCAAACAAGTGACCTTGCAGCAGAGACATTTAACAGAGTTGAAAGTGTTTCATCTGACGGATTGACACTTACATTGGCAGCGACTACTGATGTTGCTAATGTTTGTGATGGAAATCTCCCATCAACAACTCAAACAGTAAGTTTTAGTATTGGTGCTCCTATCGTAAAGGAAAAGGGTGGTCTCTACGCTCACTTAGAAGAAGATAATGTTTCATCAGTTGGTCTTTCTGGATCTAACTTAACAGTTATAAAGCAAATTAGAGAAAAGAGCACAGATGCCACTGGTCAACTTGGTCTAACTCCAAGCGAAACTGGAATTACAAGTTCAAGATATGAAACGTTTGATGCTGACAGATATACAGTAGTCTATTCCAATGGTGGTTATGAGGCATTGAGTTCCGATCAGTTTACTTTAGGAACAGATGGAAACATTACAATTACTGGATTGAATGCATCGCAATCAAGTAATGTTACTGTAAACACCACTGTCAGAAAGATTGGAATAAAAGAAAAGCAGAAAGAATATGTAAGAAGTGAGAAAGTCAATATAACAAAAACATCTGCTGGAGTTTCAACAACATTTACTGGACTGTCTACAAGTCCTTATTATGGAACAAGGATTGAAGATAGAGAAGTATGTTTGAATCTTCCAGACGTTGTTAAGGTGATTGGTGTATTTGAGTCACTCAACGCTTCAACCCCAGTTTTAGATTCCTTAGAATTCCCCTCAGGTCTTTCCCTAGACACAAGTTCAATTCTTGGTGAAAAGATCTTAGGAAAAGATAGTGGAGCTCTAGCACAAATTGTGACAAGATCTTCTGCTACAAAGGTTGAGATTGTCCGCTTAAATGATGCAGAGTTTGTACTTGGAGAAGCAGTTACTTTCCAAGAATCAAATATTCAGTCTGCAATTGCAACAATTAACAAAGGAAACTACCAAAACGTCACTTCACATTACAAATTAGATTCTGCACAAAGAGAGCAGTATTATGACTACTCTAGAATTGTGAGGAAAAATGATGGATACATTCCATCTCGCCGTCTTCTGGTAATTTTCGATTACTACCGTGTACCATCAAATGATCTTGGTGATGTCTACACTGTAAATTCTTACGACTCTGAGAGATATAAGTACGATATCCCAGTTTTACCAAGTGGAATTAGAGCATCTGATGTTCTTGACTTTAGACCAAGAGTCGCACAATTCTCATCAGAAACTTCTTCACCATTTGCTTTTGCTAGTAGAACATTTGCAACCGCAGGAACTAACCCTACGTTAGTTGTTGCACCTCTTGAGGGATCAATTGTAGATTATTCACACTACCTCCCAAGAATCGATAAAGTTTCTCTTGATAAGGAAGGAAACTTTAGTGTTACTAAAGGAGTATCTGCGGTTAATCCAAAACCACCTTCAAATGTTGATAGTGCAATGGAAATTGCAACCATTGAACTTCCAGCATACTTATACGATGTTAAAGACGCAAAAATCACTATTACTGATAATAGAAGATACACAATGCGTGACATTGGAAAGATTGAAGATCGTGTAGAAACTCTTGAAACATTAACTTCTCTTTCTTTACTTGAACTTGATACTAAGTCACTTCAAGTAAGAGACGCTGATGGATTTGATAGATTCAAATCTGGATTCTTCGTTGATGATTTCAAGGATACTGCAAGATTAGACTTTGGAGAGTCTGAAGTAAATGTAGATACAGCAAATAATGAACTCACAACACCAATTGATTTCTACTCACTGAAACCACAAGTAGCTTTAGAACCATCAATTAATCTTGATACTGCAGACTTCACACAGAATCTGCAACTTCTCGACTCAAACGTACAAAAAACTGGAGACTTAATTACTCTCAAGTATACCGAAAAAACTTGGATTGAACAACCTTTAGCATCAAGAGTTGAAAATGTCAATCCATTTAATATGATTGACTTTACTGGTAGAATTGAACTTTCACCAGCCTCCGATAACTGGGTTAGAAATGTTTTTGTTGATGGTGGTGAAAGATCAATCGTTGGTGATTTCAATGGATCATACATTGAAACTATTAAAATTTCTTCAAATCCAGACACCCACATTAGATCCAGAAACGTTTCTTTCGCTGCTGGTGGATTAAGACCATTAGCGAGACATTATCAATTCTTTGATAGCGCAAGTGGAATTGATATTGTTCCTAAACTTATTGAAGTTACAATGTCATCTGGCGTGTTCAGCGTTGGTGAAAATGTACAAGGATTTATTAATGGCAATAGATCAAGCGGTGGAACTAGAATCTTCAGAGCGAGAGCTATTCAACCAAACCATAAAACTGGACCATACAACAATCCCACAACAACAATTAGTCTCAATCCTTACGATAGATCTTTAACATTACCAACTACATATTCGGCATCTTCCACAGTATTAAACATTGATTCTGAGGCACTGTCTGATGAAGTACAAGGTAAGTATTTTGGATATGTAACTAAGGGTATGGTTCTGGTTGGTGAAACCAGTGGCGCAGAAGCGACTGTGAGCGACGTTAGACTGGTAACTGATACTTTCGGTGATCTTGGTGGTTCATTCTTCTTCAGGGACCCCCTGTCGTCCCCTCCGCCACCGTTACGCTTTGAGACTGGTACTAGAACTTTCAAACTTACTTCTAGTAGCACAAATGCTAAACCTCTTCCTGGAAGTCTGCTAATCAGTAGTGGTGAAACAACGTACACTACAAGCGGAATTGTAGATACGTTTAGACAAACAAGGGTGATTGTAAGAAGACCACCCCCACCACCACCAGCACCTCCACAGAACAGAGGCGGTGGAAAAGATCCACTGGCACAGTCATTCACTGTTGATGAAACTGGTGCTTTCTTAACTGCTGTTGATCTTTTCTTTGCAAACAAAGATGAGAATGAGAAGGTTACGATTGAAGTACGCACAGTTGAACTCGGTACTCCTACCGATCAATTGGTCGATGATTTCTCAAGAGTAACTCTGGAACCATCACAGGTCAATACTTCTTCAGATGGAACTGTTGCAACTAAAGTAACATTCCCATCACCAATTTACTTGGAACCATCTAAAGAGTATGCGATCGTAATTCTTGCACCAACCACAAACAATTATGAAACGTGGATTGCAAGAATGGGTGAAAGAACAGTAAACACCACTACATTACCAAATGCTGAGAGTGTAATTGTCACAAAACAATATGTTGGTGGAAGTTTGTTCAAGTCGCAAAACGGCACAATCTGGACAGCAAGTCAATTTGAAGATTTGAAGTTTAAGCTTTATAAGGCAAACTTCTCAACAACTCCTGGAACTGCATACTTCTACAATACACCTTTAACTACTATTGATGCCAACCTTCCAAAGTTAACTCTCGATCCAATCAAGACTTTACCTAGAAAGTTGAAAGTTGGAATCACCACAACCACAACGATGAATGCGGTTCTTCAAGTTGGTAGAAAGGTAAGTGATGGAACTGTTGGAAGACCATATGGATATATTGAGCAAGTTGGTGGAAGACTTAATACTGCATCAGTAACTTCTGTTGGTGCTGGATACAGTACTGGATCATTTGCAGATATCCCACTTTATACAATTACAGGATCTGGTAGTGGTGCTAGAGGAACTGTAGTTGTTACTGCTAACAAACTTTCTTCTGTTTCAATTACAACTCCAGGAAATGGATACGTAGTTGGTGATTTAGTTGGTGTTACAACTAGCAGTGTCATTAAGGGTAGCGGCGGTAGAGTATCTGTAACAACACTTGATGGAAATGATACTCTGTACTTAACCAATGTTCAGGGTGAAGAATTTACTGCAAGTACAGATTTGGTAGTTTATGGGGGTTCAACTGCGGTTTCTTATGCAAATACTGATATTCTGAGTTCCTCTGTAGTCAATTCTCTGTATGAAGGTAATGTGGTAGAGATGAACCAATATGGACATGGTATGCACGCCACTAATAATATTGTTACCCTCTCTGATATTGAGCCAAATACAGTTCCATCCACATTAAGTGCAGATTTGTCTATTGGATCTGCAAGCATTTCCGTTGCAAATACATCAATCTTCGGAACATTTGAAGGTATAAGCACTTCTAGAGGATTTGTAAAGATCAACAATGAAGTTATCTTCTACGATTCAATTACTGCCGCTGGCGGTGGATCTGGAACTCTTGGAATTGGAACCAGAGGAATTGATGGATCACTCGTTAGATCACATCCAACAAATTCACAGATCTTCCCATATGAACTGAATGGAGTATCACTTACTAAGATCAATAAGCAACATAATATGTCAGCAAATGCTCTGCTGAATAGTTCTCAAGATCTTGACAAGTACTACATTCAAATTGATCGCCAGGATAGAGCAAGTGGTGACACTCAACTAAGTTTCACCGATGAAAACTATGTTGGTGGTAAAGATGTAATCGCCACTAAGAACATCCAATACAATACATTGCTCCCAAGAGTTAACTTTATAACTCCTGGAGATGGAACAAACGTTTCTGCACAGATTAGAACCGTTTCTGGAACAAGTGCTGGTGGATCCGAGCCATCTTTCATTGATCAAGGGTTTGAATCCATTGAACTCAATGAGCAAAATGAACTTTCATCCACCAGAATTGTGGCATCTGAGGTCAATGAGTCAAATAGACTTACCGATCTTCCAAAGAATAGATCATTTACACTTGGCGTAACTTTGAATTCTGCAGATTCGAATCTGTCACCTGTCATTGACACTGCCAACATGACAATGATTTATGGAAGAAATCGTTTGAATGATCCAGTTTCAGATTATGCTTTTGATGGTAGAGTCAATCTAAATTCTGAAGATCCACATACTGCTGTTTATGTCACTAACAAAATTTCCCTGAAGCAACCAGCATCTTCTCTCAAAGTATTGGTTGGTTCATATAGGCATTCATCAGCAGACTTTAGAGTTCTTTATCAACTGTTCAGAACAGATTCTAATGAAGTTGAGCAAGCATTTGAACTCTTCCCAGGATATGATAACTTGAGAGATACTAACAATGATGGATTTGGCGATACTGTAATTGACAATACTAAAAATAGTGGTAGAGCAGATGCTTTTGTAGTTGCCAGTGCTGACGGTCAATTCTCCGAATACCAGTTCAGCATTGATGATCTGGAACAGTTTAATGGATTCAGAATTAAGATTGTAATGAGTGGAACTAATGAGGCACGCTCACCTAAGTTTAAGGATCTCAGAGTCATCGCTCTTGCATAATTATGATTAGAGTTGATGGTTATAAAAACCTATACCGCGATGACTCGGGAGCAATTGTTAGTATTGATACCGATGAATATTCACAATATGTTAAATTGAGATCTCAGAGAAAACATCAAAGGGATGAATTGGTAGAAATGAAAAAAGATATTGATGAAATCAAATCCCTACTTAAGGAGTTTTTAAATGGATCCAAGTAAAATTGAACTAGAAAATTTAAGCAAGAGTTTTGAGTACTTTAAACTTGCTGCAGAAATTGACGAATGTGAGTCTATTGAAAGACTTAGAAATCTTGCAAAGTCTTACATAAAATTATACATGAAACAACAAGAGGTTGTTTCTGCTATGGGTTTATCTGGACTATAAATATTTAAAACCCTCATTATAAAATGGCAGTCTATACCTCCAATATCTTAGTAAATACTGATACTGATTTTACTCAGGTTTTTACTTTAGAAAATGCTGATACTAATTCTGCACTCAATTTGGCTGGATTCCAGGTAAAATCTCAAATGAGAAAACACCCCAGTTCGAGCGGTGTTACAACATTTACCTCATCAATTCTTAGTGCTGCTGCTGGACAAATTCAAATTGGATTGTCCACATCACAAACAGCAGATCTTAAAGAGGGTAGATATTTGTATGATGTTGTCATTACGGATACTTCTTCCGTAATGACAAGAGTTGTTGAAGGCACTGCACTGGTAAGCAAGGGAGTTACTCGCTAATGGCAACCATTAAAGTTAGGGTAGGTCAAAAGAACGGTGTTAAAGTTGTAGCATCAAATACATCAGTTTCTACATCAGCAGTTGGTAGTGCAAGTGATGTTGATACGGGTGCAAGAGCTACCAATACCTTCCTAATGTACGATGGGACTGAGTATATTCATGTTGATGCATCACAAATAATGGATTTGGCTGATACCGTAGATAATGATACAATTGATTATGGTAGTTTTTAAGTAATTTTTTAACTAAATACATAAAAAGGTAATACTGAAAAATGGCCGCACCTGTTTTAAAGTTTAAAAGGGGAAATCTAACTGATTTACCCTCACTGGCAGTCGGTGAACCAGGTTTTACAATTGATAAGTTTGATCTTTATCTTGGCAGCAGTTCTGGAAACCAATTTGTTGGAAGTGGTAGATTCTGGTCCACAGAAACTGCATCGGCAGGTAGCGCCGTAAATATCTTCGAAGCTACTGCCAACGGAACAAATAAAATCTCTCTGAAGGCACCCACAAGCATTGCTTCAGATATTGAGTTTATTTTCCCATCAGTTCAGGGTGCAGTATCTTCTGTACTGACCAACGATGGATCTGGAAATTTAAGTTGGGCTAGTGGATCAGCAGACCCGATATTTACTGGTATTGCAACATTCAATACATCTCAGGTAGATGTCAATAGCACAGTAACTGTCTCTGGTATTACCACATTTGAAAGTACGGCAGATAATACTTTAGGTGATGTTAATACTGGTGCAGTTCAGATTGATGGTGGCGTTGGTATTGCCAAGAACGTCACAGTTGGTGCTGCACTTTCTGTAACTGGAGATGCTTACGTTGTCGGTCTCTCAACATTTGAAGGTGCAGTAGAATTCAGAGGTGGAACAATTAACCTCGGTGATTCTGCTAATGATAATATCGTCCTTGGTGGTGAAATTAATTCCAATGTTATTCCAAATACTGATGATGCATTTGACTTAGGTTCATCATCTCAGCAATGGAGACACCTTTTCATTGATGGCACTGCAGAAATTGATGATCTGAATGTATCTGGTATTGCAACTATTACCGATGTTAACGTTGGTGGTGCTGCAACAGTCAGTGGTGCATTGGATGTTAATGGTGGTGCCAATATCTCTGGTGGAGAAGTCACACTTTCATCTGCTACAGTTTCTGACCTGACTGCTGGTCGTGTTGTTCTTGCTGGAACATCTGGAGCTCTCCAAGATGATGCAAGTTTAACTTATACTGATGCAGATGGTCTTACTGTTGCCAATAGTGGAATTAATGTTACAGGAGTTTCCACGTTCTCGACAAATGTAGTCGTTGGTGGAGACATCCGCGTAAATGGCAATGACATTCAAGCATCTGATGGCAATGCCAATATTACTCTCACTTCAAATACTTTAACCACGTTTGCTGGTGATATTAAAGTCACTGGTAATGACATCCAAGACAGTGGTGGATCGGCTGCTCTTACTTTTGATGGTTCCACAAATGTAACGGCAAATAATAATCTTACTGTTACTGGAACTCTTACGGCAAATGGTGCTGTTGATCTTGGAAATGCAGTTACTGACACCATTACTGCTACTGGACGTTTTGATAGCAGCCTGATTCCTCTTAGTGATGATGCTGTTGACCTTGGAACCTCTGGCAATCAGTGGAGACATCTTTTCATTGATGGTACTGCAGAAATTGATGCCCTTAACGTATCTGGTGTTGGTACTGTTGCAACTGTTCGTACCGGAACCATTCAGGCAAGTGATGGTACATCAGCAATTACAATTGCTGACAGCACTGGAAATGTTACACTTAACGGAAGTCTGACGGTTCTGGGATCTCAGACCGTTGTCAACACCGAAACCTTAAAGGTTGAGGACTCCCTGATTGAAATTGGACTTGTCAATAGTGGTGGTGATCTGGTTGCACCTACCACAGATGCAGACATTGATGTTGGTACAATTTTCCACTACTTTGTAAATAGTGCTGCTAAGAAAGCAGCAGTGTTCTGGGATGATTCTGAGCAGAGAATCGGTATTGGTTCTGATGTATCAGAATCGACAAGCGTGTTGACAATTGCACACTATGCAGACCTCCAAATCAAGGGTCTTTGGGTAACTGACTGTGCTGGAACTTCACAGGTTATTTCCTGTACTGGTAGCACAAGAAACTTGGAAAATATCACCGTAGATGGTGGAACATTTGTCTGATAACTTTTAAACAACTTATAAATACAGGTGGGATAATCCCACCTTTTTTTGTATCCAATTATGAATGAAACTGATTATAGGTCTTTAATTTTAGTTTATCAACAAAAATCGGCAGATTTACTTTCTCAGGTTGTAGCTTTTGAAGCAAAGTTGATGGTTCTAAATCAAAAGTTTGAAGAGCAATCTAAAGAAGTAATTGGACTAAAAAAAGAGGTGGAAAGTTTAAAAACAAAAAGTAAAAAAACACAACCAAAGACTGTTATAGACGCTGAGGGATTCTAATGGCAAAACCAGCAACACGCCAACAATTGATTGATTATTGTTTGAGGCGTTTGGGTGCACCAGTATTAGAAATTAACGTCGATGATGACCAAATCGATGATTTGGTTGATGATGCTTTACAATACTTTCAAGAAAGACACTTTGATGGTGTTGAAAGAATGTATTTGAAGTATAAGATTACTCAAGAAGATATAAACAGAGGACAGGCGAAGAATACCACAGGTGTTGGGATTGTTACAACAAGTGCAACATCAACAACTATTAGTGGATATGGAACTACCACATCCAATTTCTATGAAACTTCTAATTTTATTCAAGTTCCAGACTCTGTTATTGGAGTAGAAAAAATATTCAAGTTTGATACTAGTTCTATTTCTGGTGGAATGTTCAGTATCAAATATCAATTGTTCTTAAATGATTTGTACTATTTCAACTCAGTTGAACTCTTACAATATGCAATGACCAAAACTTATTTGGAAGATATTGATTTTCTTTTAACAACTGATAAGCAAATACGATTTAACAAAAGACAAGATAGATTATATTTGGACATAGATTGGGGATCACAAACTGTAGATGACTTTATTGTAATTGACTGCTACAGAGCGTTGGATCCTACAGCGTTTAGTGGGGTTTATAACGATAGCTTCCTCAAGAAATATTTAACCTCCCTGATTAAGAGACAATGGGGTCAAAACTTAATTAAATTTGGTGGAGTTAAACTTCCTGGAGGAATTGAACTCAATGGTCGTCAATTATATGACGACGCTGAAAAAGAGTTAGCAGAACTCCAGTCAAGAATGTCAATGGACTATGAACTTCCCCCTTACGACTTTATTGGATAATGGCATTAAATCCCTTCTTCTTACAAGGTTCTCGTGGAGAACAAAATCTCATTCAGGATCTCATCAATGAGCAATTGAAAATATATGGTATTGAGGTAACTTATATACCAAGAAAATTTGTCAGAAAACAAACTATCATCGAAGAGATACAATCATCAAAATTTGATGACAACTTTTTGATTGAGGCGTATTTGAACAATTATGATGGTTACAGTGGTGCTGGCGACATCATGACCAAATTTGGTGTAAGCATCAGAGATGAAGTTAGTTTAGTTATATCTAAAGAAAGGTTTGAAGATTTTATTGCAGTTTTTCTTGAAGGAGAAAATGATGATGAAATCACAGTCTCGTCAAGACCAAGAGAAGGTGATTTAATTTATTTCCCACTAGGACAAAGATTATTTGAAGTAAAATTCGTAGAGCATGAAAGTCCCTTCTATCAGTTGGGAAAAAATTATGTGTACGAACTTCAATGTGAACTCTTCGAATACGAAGATGAGGTTATTGACACAAGTATTGAAGACATTGACAAAACTATTGAGGATCAGGGTTATATTATCGATCTAACCTTGTTTGGTACTGGAACTCGTGCTACTGCAACTTCGACTGTTGGAACGGGTTATATTCAACAAATATTCCTCAACAATGATGGATCGGGATATACATCAACTCCAGTAGTTACAATCTCTGGACCTACTGATCCTGATGGCAATTCAGTGAGTACGGGAACTACAGCAACTGCTGTAGCAATTACTACTACAAAAAATAGCGTAACTTCCATCTCCCAAATATTACTAACCCATGCTGGTCTTGGATATACTGGTGCTGCACCTACAATTACCATTACTGGTGGCGGAGGATCTGGTGCTGCAGCAACTTGCGGTATCATAACCGATAAGAGAGGTGTTGTTAAACTAACTGTTACTGATGGTGGCGTTGGTTACAGCACTGTTCCACCAGTAACAATTTCTTCAGCATCATTGTCACCAAATATAAATGCTGTAGCAAATGCTGTTGTCAGTGCTGCTGGAACTATTAGTTCTCTTAGAATTGTAAATGCTGGAGTTGGGTATCTTGCATCTGCTCCAACAGTTACAATTGGTGCTGCAGCAACTGTTGGTGTAGGAACTTACTGGTTCAATGAATTGGTCACTGGTGGAGAATCTGGCACTAGTGCTAGAGTTAAGAATTGGGATGCTGATACCAATATTCTACAGGTTGGAATTATTACAGGAAGATTCCGTGCAGGTGAGACCATCACTGGCTCCAAATCTTCTGCAGTGTATGATATTAAAACTGTGGGAACTGCTAATACTGTAACTGATAAATACCAACAAAACGACGAGATAGAGGATTCTTCAGATCTCATCTTAGATTTTACTGAATCCAACCCATTTGGTACATATTAATGTTAGGAACTTACTTTTACCACGAGATCATTAGAAAAACCATTATTGGTTTTGGAACTCTTTTTAATCAAATTAGTATCAAGCATAAAGATGCTGATGGGAACATCATTAATGATCAGAGAGTTAGTTTGGCATATGGACCAAAGCAAAAGTTTCTTGCACGTCTTGATCAGCAGGCAAATTTAAATAAGGCAGTTCAGATAACCTTGCCAAGGATGTCATTTGAGATGACATCATTAGAATATGACCCAACTAGAAAGTCTGGTATAACACAGACATTCAAGGCGGTAACTGGCACAACAATGAAGAAAGTTTACATGCCAGTTCCATATAATATTGGTTTTGATCTTTCAATTATGTGCAAATTGAACGATGATGCTTTACAAATCATTGAACAAATTTTGCCATTTTTCCAACCATCTTTCAATCTTACAATTAATCTAATTGATTCTATTGGTGAGAAAAGAGATATTCCAATTGTTCTGAATAATATATCGTTCCAAGATGACTATGAGGGTGATTTTTCAAGTAGAAGAGCTTTGATTTATACTCTCAAGTTCACGGCAAAAACTTATCTCTTTGGTGCAATCGCAGACAATCCAGAAGGTCTCATTAAGAAAGTTCAGGTTGATACTTATGCTTCAACTGACAGAACTACTGCAAGAAGAGAAATGAGATATGTGGTTACTCCAAGAGCAAAGACTGATTATAACAACGATAACACCGGTGATCTAACGTCTACAATTACTTCATCAGACACTCTGATCCCTGTTGTAGACAGTTCTGGATTTAGTGTCGGGAATAGAATTATCATTGACAATGAAATCATGTATGTTGAAGCAATCCCATCTGGAACTCAACTTTATGTCCAGAGAGGATATGAATCAACAACTCAGGTTGAGCACCTTAAGGATGCAAACATCAATCTTCTCACGACTGCAGACGATGCACTGATTGAACCAGACGATGACTTTGGTTTCAATGAGTCCTTCACATATTTTAGTGATGGAAAAGACTATAGCCCAACACGCCAAATTGATATTTGATAACTTATGTCAGATTTTGATGCTATTGACCAAGCCCTCAATGTAGAGAGTAGTATTGTTGAGGTTGAAAAACCTGGAGCGATACAGAAACCGGAGGAAAAAAATGATATTAAGAAAGACTATGAATACACCCGTGCTAACTTATATTCTTTGATTGAAAAGGGGCAAGAGGCAATCAATGGGATTATGGAATTGGCAGGTGAGGGTGGAAGCCCTAGAGCATATGAAGTTGCAGGTCAGTTAATTAAAAGTGTTGCAGATACCACAGATAAATTAATTGATTTGCAGAAAAAACTTAAGGACGTTGAAGAAGAGACCGTTAAAACAACAAATAATGTTACCAACAATGCGGTATTTGTCGGATCAACATCAGATTTGTCCAAGTTACTTAAGCAAGGTTTTCTAAATAGTAATGATAAAAACTAACTGATAATGAAAAGTAATTCTTGTAAAAAAGGATACTATTATTGTTTCACTTCGAAGAAGTGTAAGAAGATTCCTATGGGATGGCACATCATGCCTTCCACTGGGCGTCTAATAAAAGACGATGAGAACGGTGAAGAGGAAACCGAATCTAAGAAGAACGGAAATGGCACTAGCAATGGTAGCAGCAGTCCTTCTAATGGTAGTAATGGTTCCTCCGTTAGTGAGGGAAGAAGATGGAGTGAAAAATACAAAAGATCAATCGATTGCGACAATCCAAAAGGATTCTCTCAAAGAGCACACTGTCAAGGAAGAAAAGTGAACGAAGCAAAGGAAAAGGGAGACCACGAAGTATCGATGGCACATTCTCAGTTGAAAAAAACTGAGAGAAATATTAAGTTACTTCGCAAAGTACTTGGTAAGAAAGAAAAGAACATTCCAGCTTGGGTCCAAGCAAAAATTACGGACACCGAGCATAATATGGATGCTGCGGCAGGTTATATGGATGAAGCAAAACGTGATGGAAAGTCTGCTAAAGATCCAGGATATTCACTTCGTGATTGGTTTAAAGGTGATGGTTGGGTTCAAGTAAGTGGAAAGTATAAGGGAAAACCTTGTGCTAAACAACCTGGTCAAACAACTAAACCATTCTGTCGTGATGCAGACGATGCTGCAGCAATGAGTAAGGATGAAAAGAAAAGAAGAACTGCAAAGAAACGTAGAGAAGATCCAGATGCAGAAAGAAGTGGTAAAGCACAAATAGTGTCTGCATCATATTCAAATTGGAGAGATAAATTAGATCAACTCAATGAGAGGAAAGATGCTTGCTATCATAAAGTCAAGTCACGTTATAAGATTTGGCCAAGTGCATATGCATCCGGTGCATTAGTTAAGTGTCGTAAAGTTGGCGCTGCCAACTGGGGAAATAGCACCAATGAAGGATATGAGTATTCCAACTGGAGAGATGATTTCCAACCTCTAGAAATTGAAACAGTGGATTTGATTAAACCAGATCCAATTAATGAGGCATCAAAAAAGTGTTGGAAGGGTTATAGGAAAACAGGAACACAAACATTATTTGGAAAAACTTACAATCGATGTGTTAAGGAGGAAGAATATTCAAACTGGAGAGAAGAACTTGATGAGGATTGGCAGAAAGTCAATCGTCAAGATAAAACTGATGGTTTAAGTCAAAAAGCAGTTGATGCTTATCGTCGTGAGAA